AGATGATGATCTACCAACTTGCTTATGGTTGGGTGGTGGTCGTAAGTCAAGTTTCTTTGATTATCCAATGTGGATTTCATGTTTCAATCATGTCAGCGCATCAGTCAGTTTGGATATGTTAGATGCAAAGAAAATCAGTGATGGAAATCTCATCAGTGGTATACTGACAATTATCAGACCTCCGGGTCTTGATGGTGCAGATGAGGTGGATAGTTTAGAGGAACGCATGGAGGAAAAAGGCAATGGTTTATTCACATTGGAATTAACCACACTTAACCCGAACATTCCTTTAACTGTTGATTACATTCAAATATCAGAGTCCAATTATGATTACTTGATTCAGTTAGCTGACAAATCAGATGGTAAAATCCTTGCAACATTCAAGATACCAAAAGCAAGATTATTAATCGATGATACTACCGAATCCATGAACAGTAATAAAACTAATACCTTATATGAAATTTATACAAGGGAGTTAAGTAATCGTCAAAGACCATTGGAAAATAAAATGAATCAATTCAACAGTAAATACTTTGAATATGAGGGTAAAGTTGATATTGAAACTCCGGTATTCATTGACCGTAAAGAAATTGAGGCAGACATTACCATGAGATTATTTGATGTTGGCCTCATCACATTTGGTCAAGCTATCAATAAAATAAGCAAGACATTTCCGGAATTTAACGATGTGGAAATTGATGAGAATAATCCAATCTATAATGAAAGATATTTCCATGGCCAACCTTTCGGCATGATAGAGGATACACCACAGGAAACTGAATTTTATAATATTGGTGATTTTATTGAGACTTCAAAAATCAATGAAGTATTTTCAAGAGAAAGTCAGGATTGATAAGGCAAAGACTAAAAGTGTTGCTTATAAAATTCAGTTCTTTAACAATGGTCAGATTGATGATTATGTTAAAAGTTTTAATGATGGTAATCCTGAAAAACCAACTGATGCCATGTTATGGGCGGAATTAGCTATTTTGAATAAACCCGAGGTTTACCGGAATTATAACCGCATCATTAATAGTAAATATACAAGTAATGATAACCTAAATAAAATGCTCATACGGAATAAGGCCAATAAAGACTTAAACCGTATTGTCGAGGCAGAGCTTGAAAGGATTGTTAAAAACCTAAATTATGTCGAGCAAGTATTAAGTAAATATGAGATACCTCAAAAAGAATACGAAAAACTAATCAGACAACAAAAAGAATCCAGTCTTGCCAACCGCAGACAAATATTAGAGAAAGTGGCAATACAAGCAAATAACTTATTAGTGTCTGAGGGTTTAAACATTCCATCACATGTTTTTACTTATCGTGATTTGGAAGGTACAGCACGGAGCATGATAAGGTCAAGTCAGATGCAATCCAAGTTTGAAGAGATAAAATCCATTAATGACAATTACAGGAATGAAGGTAAATCAGATGTTTATACTAAAAAGGTATGGATTCATACACATGGCGGTAAGACAACAAGGCATATGAGTAATCATATGCAGACTGTGAATATTGACGAACCTTTTATTGTTGTTAATGATGCCACTTTGGAAATTGATGAAATGATGTATCCGATGGACCCTGCCGGTTCACCAGGAAATGCTTATTGTTGTTGGTGTGATATGGATTTCAAATAAGTCTCACCAAAAATAATTTATTGGTGGGTGTCATTCATATGACCTCCATTTTTTTTAAATAATTAGACTGAGGATTATGTTTTTTTTCCTTGGTCTAATAATGCTTAATTAATTTTTTTTTTTTAGTCGTTCACATGGTTTAAAGCAGAAAATTAAAAAAAAGATAAAATCAATTTTCTACATTTTATTATTCTTAATTTTTTTTTTAATGTTTCTGAGATTAAAGTATTCAATTACTAAAACCATGATCCACTTTTTTGAGTTGAAATTTTTATGAATGAATTATATGTAACTGGTGTTGTAATCCCGAACGGGATACCAGACCATGAAAACGATGTCCTGAATAAACAAGACATCAAGAAAATATTCACTAAATACATTAATCGTGATACCGACACCATGCATACTCGTATACGGAATGAGGGTGTAGATGTATTGGCAAATTGGATTAGTGAAGCAGATACTGTTATTGCGGGTAAAGTTGCACCCGCTGGTTCATGGTTAGCAACTTTTAAGATAACTAATGAGGAGATTATAAAATCCATTATTGATGGAAACATTACCGGTTTAAGTCTTGGTAGTGTTTCAGATATTGCTTTAACTCAAAAATTTTGGTTTATTAATAAATCAATTAATTATCGTGATTTAGATGACGCAGAGGAAGTAATACCATTATTTATTTCTTTTGTTGATAAACCGAGCAATATGTTTGGATTAGAAATAATGGATTATAATGTCTACATTAATAAGAATGCACACGAGGTTAAAATTATGTCAGAACAAAATAAAACTGAAAATATTGGTGACGAAACCTTATCCGTTTCCGCATGGGAAAGGATAATGGATAAATTCGGCATTAATAAAAGAGCTGTTGAAACCGAACCGGTTAAAACAGAAGAGACCACTGTTGAAACCGAAGAGGTTGAAGTGAATAAAACCGAAACTGCTGATATGAGTAATGCAGAATTGTTAGAAAAAATCCCAGAGGCAGTGGCTACTGGTATTACATCTGCATTTGAGAAAATGGGTGCTCCTAAAACTGAGGAGGTTACAGTTAATAAAAATGAAACTCCCGAAGAGACTGAGGAAGTTGAGACTGAAACTGAACCAGTTGAAGAGACACAGGAAACCGAAGAAACTACTGAGACTGATGTTGAAATCAACAAAAGACAAACCGTTAAAAACGAGAATGTTGAGACACCGGAAGTTTCCAGTAATTTCTATAAAAAATCTGGTAGAAACGAATTCGGTTGTAAAATTAAAAATTAAATCTTTTTTATAAAATTAAAACTTTAAATTGAGCTGATAAAACATGTCTACTGTTATTACAAGAGAAAACATTGTGAATGGTGACCCATTCATATTAAAATGGGCAAATGACCCAAACAAACAAAATGGTGTATATAACCCTGGTTGGAAACAACAGACCGAGGCAGATAACTTCCTCGTTCATGTTGATAATCAAACCAGTATTATTAACGAATGCAGATTTATTGTAATGGACGCAAAAGAGTATGACATTTCATACCTCAGAGTAAAAGCAAGATTACAATACATGGGCAGATTAACTGCATCTACCGGTAAACCAAAAGATGCACAATTAACTGATGATTATACAACTGCCCTTGATGAGGTTGTACCTGAGTTCAGCAGAAACTCCTTGATTGCAGTTCCTTTCAGTGCTTTCACATGGACTGCAAAAACATTCTTACTTGAAAACATTGAAAAAGCATCATTCTTACCAAGAATGGAAGCAATACTTGCAGAAAGAGCAGGTGTTTCTGCCGAAGCAATTGGTATGTATGGAATTAAAAAAGCATCTGGTGCAACACAAGATGGTATGGACCACCTTGATGGTATTTTCCAACAATTAACTGCTGTTAAAACTGCATACGATGCTGCTAAACAAGCAGACCCAACCAGTGTTAAACAAGAACCTATGGGTTACTTTACTGACATTGATTCCACTAAACCATTCATTCCACAATTAAAGAAAATGCTTACTCAATACTCCGTACAAAAAGGAAACAGGTCAAATGCTAAATTCTATGTTTCCAACTTAATTTACGGTTTACTTGTGGAAGAGGCAGATGCAAGGGAAACTGGTGAGGGTGACAGATTATACTTCCACGGTGGTGAATTATCCATTTGGAACACTCCTGTTGTTGTTGCTGATTTCCTTGACACTCCGGAAAACGACTGGGGCGAACAAATATTATTAGCAGACCCTGAATCCATTGTGTTTGGTTTCCTTGATGAAATCACTTCCGAGAACAGTTACGAGCATGACCACAAAGCATACTTGTCATCTGTTGATGTGTACTTTGACACTTTAATCTTATGGAATAAAGATGTTTTAGCTGCAAAAGTTGTTACTCCCAGCGGGTCAGGAGACTAATCCTGATGACGAAGGTGGACAGGAAGAAACCACAACCGTAGATATTAATGTTACTGTAACTGATGGTACTAATGCAGTACAAGGTGCAACTGTAACTATCGGTGGTAAATCATGTGCAAATGGTACCGGTAGCACAGGAGGTTGTACTGTGAAAGATGTAGCTGTTGGTACTGGTGTAGCTGTTAGTGTAACTTGTGAAGGATATGAAACATACACTGCTACTGCTGACATTACCACAGAAACAACCACAATGTCAATTACATTAACTGCATCTTAAAAAAACATCTTTTTTTCTTTTTTTAAAGAATAGGTGATTTGAAAATGGAAGAGTCTGAAATCATTTCACAAACATTATTAAAATTAGATGGGTGGGTATTAGATGATACAGAATTAGCAGCTACAAAGTATAATAAGAAAATATCTGCTAATGAGATCATTCATTTTTACGGTACTGCCAAGGATTATGCATGTGCATATACTCAACTAAATGAAACTCAACTTATGCAGTTAATGAGTGTTGATACAGCATTAATCTTATGGACTGCCGGTTTGCTTTGGCGGAAATACAATATACGCAGTAATGATAATATTGATGAGTCTGTAACTATTGGTTATGGAGATTCACTTATTATTCAAGCTAAGGAAATGTTAAAACCCTCTAAGTCTTATGGTTTCTATGCATACTGAATTTTAAAAAAAAATCTTACTTTATTTTTTTTATGGTGTGAAAGGAGAATCTTTTTTATGGGTGCATGGGACGAACTTGACACAGAAATTAGTGTCGAGGTCGATACAACAGAATTAGAGGATTTAAAATTCCTACTTGAAACAGAGGACATTGATGGCATCTTTGATGGTGCAGTTGATTATGTTGATAAATTAATCACTGGTTTTCATGAAGGAAGTCAAGAAGGTGTTCAGGACATTGCAGAGCGAAACCGTAGTTTTCAAGACCAAATCATAAGTCAAGTATGCGACAATCCAAGTGGAATGTTAGCATCAAGCATTTATGCTGATGAGGTTGATGAGTACACTTATCTTGTCGGTACAACCATTAACCACATTTACCCAATGGCCTTAGAATTCGGCAGAGGACCAGTTTATCCAATCCGTGCAAAAGCATTAGCATTTTATGCATCATCTGGTGAACTGGTTTTCCGTAAAAGTGCTGGTCCTGCACGACCTCGTCCATTTGTTGCTCCGGCATTTGACCGTACAAGTCAGATTGCTGCGGAGATAATGTTAAGGAAAGTGAATATTGCTATTAATAGAAACTGATTTTTTATGTTGTCTACTGATGATATTATTTTTAATTTATTACTCGATGAGCAAACCAATAATCCTGACAGTTTGTTATGTGATTTCCTTATTCAGTATCCCAATAAAAGAGTTGCGGAAGAGTCAAACAGTATTTTTGTTGCTGGTGTGTCAAGTGAAAACAATCAGACTGGTTATGAGTTTTCACAGTTCCGTGACCTTGTTGAAATCTTGATTGTTACTAAGCAATTAGATTATGAGAAAGCTCTATTCTTGATTAAAACGGTTAGTACGGAAATTTGCAGTGTTATCATGAATAATGTTGATAAATTTCCCAACAAGCCAGTTATCAGGAATATTAATCCTGAATTCAACAGGGATTATGTTTTAACAAGAGGTCATATCATGGTTCAATGCACAACTGAACCAGTTGATTTTACTGTTTCTGATGAGGATTATAAAGTTTGCAGAGTGATTTTGGATAAAATGAAACTGGAATGATATTATATGTCAAAAAAAGAGAATGATTTTGATTATATAACTGAAATTGAAAATTTAGAACTTTCAGATATGTTTACTTATGGATTGAAAGTGTACATTGAAAGGAATAATCTAAAAATTCAAGATAAAAAGGAATTTGATAAAGTTCTTAACAAATTCAAAAAAATTAAAATGGGAGATTAAAGGATTATTATGACTGCTAAGGTTCCAAGTGTTAATATTTTTTTAAAGAAAACACAATTGATTAACAGACCGGGAATGAGTGGTAAAATTGCAGTGATTGGTGCTTTTGATTCTACTGAAACTGACCCTCAATTGTTTGCTACTGTTGGTGATGCTCAGGACGAGTTTGGTACTGACACATCTTTTAATGGTTGTGCGGTAGTTCCTTATTTGTTTAAAGGTGCATCAAGTCTTTTATGTGTAAATATCACTACAAAAGAAGGTTCCACAGTACACAAAGACATTACTGTTGATAATTTAGATGCATCATTGGCAAAAATCAAAGGTGAGGATTGGGATATATTATTTATCGCAGCACCTTTAACTGATACTTTTATTCCAATAATTGACAGGTACTTGCAAAAGTGTTTTGAAATGAAATTCCCTGCTGGTTACATTGGTGCTTTGACTGGTGCGACTGATGCTGCGAATGTTGCAAGTGCGGGTTTAGCTGGTGATTTCTGTTATGGTTTATTAACTCAACAATTCATTATTGGTAATACTACTTTATCTGCATTAGAAAGTGCAGCATATTATTGTGGTTTAGTTGCTGGTATGAATGTTGGTAATAGTTTCACTATGAAAACTGTTGATGGAATTACTGGTGTAACTCCGGAGTTAAGTTTTGAAACTGGTGGAAGCGGTAAAACTTTATTGGAAGCAGGTATTACTACTGTTAAATGTCAAGACCGTGCTAATGACCGTTATGTGGTTGTGAATAGTGAGCAACCAAATGGTTATGATTTGTATATTAATCGTGTAAGGGATTATGTGGTGAAACAGTTTGCATTACATCAATTCCTTGGTGATAAAAACAGACCTAAGACTTTGAATGAAATTAAGCAAGAAGTTGATAGGGTTAAAGACTTATGCGTTAATACATTGGATTTATTAGAGGACATTAATTATAGTGTTGCTAAAACTGATGTGGATTGCGTAGAAGTTTATATTGACAGTCTCTTGTTTGCTGGTGTTATTACAACTATTAATGTGTATGTTAGAATCGAGGTTGAATAAGTATGGCAGATAAAGAAGTAATTATTAAAGGTAAAAAGATGATGTACGGTACAGGGATTAAAGCATCTCCTGAAACTAATTCATCAAGTACACCAACTTTTGATGGTGTCATTACTCAGGGTTCTGATAAAATCCCTTGGACTATTGAGATTTCAAAGGTTAGGTATGAGGATATGGCAACTCATAAGGAATTATCTGAAACTGTTGATGGTATGTTAGCAATACCTGAAATGGTTACTATCAGAGAAGTTATCCATAATAATAATGAAACTTATACTGTTGTGGATAATTTTTATGATTGTCTAACTGATGGTAATGACTATGAGATTAATCCTGATGAGCAGACTGTTGAAAATTTGAAGTTCCGTGCTGCTCGTAGGGAAAGAAAGTATGAATAAGAAACACTATATATTTGTGTTTCTTAATATTTTTTTTAAACTTTTTTTCTTATATGTTTAGTATACATATTTTTTTTATTTTTATATGATTATTTAGACTATATCAACGATAATGGAATTGTCTTTTAATTAAATCATAACTTTACAATCATTAATTAATTTTAATCAAATGGAGGATTAATATTTATGGCAAAGAAAACTAAACAAGAAAAAGAATTAGAATACCTTTCACAAGAAGAGGAAATATACGATTTAGATGTATTAATACTTGAAGGCAAAGACACCAAAATCGACATCACAGTCGATTTCCCAACCAAAAACGGAATAAAAAAAGTCGGAGCACAAATAAGACCAGTCACAATAGAGGAATGGAATAAATCCGTTTTAACATTTAAAAGGAAAAAAACTGATTTAACAAATCTCATTCTCAGCAAATGCTTATTCAAAAGAGATGGATCAGAATTCCCAAAAGACCTTATCTCATCAATGCCAGGTGGTGTGGCAGATAATATTTTCAAATTAATCTGTGATGTATCTGGAATCAAACAAGATGAGGCAGAGCAAAAAGAATTGGTTAAAGAATTGGTGGGGTTTTAGATATTGAAAACGGGCAGTATGGTTATTTATCAGAATTATACTTGTCCGGTTATAAGCTAAACAATGGTGAAATGCGTGGTTTAACACCATTACAAATTTCAAGTATTCATGCAATGAGAACAGTTGTTTGGAAATTTAAATCCAAACAAGATGCAATATTAACGGTAGGTTAAAAGTTATGGCTACAAATGAGTTAAATATTCGGATTAATACGGAAGCGGATAAAACACCGATTACTGATTTGTCGAGTGCAGTTCAAGAGTTGCAATCTAATGCTGATAGTGCAAGTGCCAGCATGTCTGAATTATCATCTGGTGTTGATGAGATAGGTACTGCATCTGATAGTGCAAGCACATCTTTGGACAGTACAGCTACAAGTGCCGATGAGTTAAGTAGCAGTACAAGTTCAATTGATGGTTCCGGTTTAGATGATGCCGGTGCAAGTGCTGATGCATTAGGTGATAGTCTTGATAATGCACAAACTGAATCTGATGAGTTAAATCAAAGTCTTGGTGTAATTGAAGGTGCAAGTCTGCTTGGTGCTGCTGAGCAGATTAGCGGTATTGCAAGTGAGGCAGAGGGTTTAAGTCAAGAGATGAATACTGCATCAATTACCGTTGGTCAATTGGCCACACAGACAGGTATTGCAGAACCACAATTACGCAGTATGATTTCATATATCAGTAATGCCACATTCCCACAGGAAGAGGCCATGATGTATGTCAAGAGTCTTGACCAAATCGGAGTTTCAAGCGGTAACCTTGCACAATCTGCAACAGACTTGGACAAGATTAATGATGCTTTCGGTATGGGTGCCGGTCGTGTAAACAGTCTCGGTCAAGAATTATCCGTGCTTGGTGTAGATATGAATAATGTTTCATCAAGTTTTAATGCACTCGCTTATGCAAATAGTAATACCGTTGGCGGAATGGAAAACTATTATACATTCCTAAGGAAATATGATGCACAATTTAAAGAATTAGGTTTCAATGTAGACCAAGCATCAGTCATCATTGCAGGTGCAACACAAAAATTCGGTGGTGGTCGAGCTGCATTATCTGGATTAAGTGAAGCATTGAAAGAATCCAACGGTGATACTCGTGCATTAGAACAGGCATTAGGATTACAAGCGGGCAGTATTGAAAATGCATCACAATTGACTGGACAATATGAAGGTCAATTGCAACAATTAGCAGATGAGGAAGCAGAACACAAAACCTTAACAGAGCAATTAGGTGCAGCATGGGAAGATATGAGCTTAACATTTGCACCAATCATTTCACCCTTAACAAGTGTAATTGGATTATTAGGTCAAGTCGGTAGTTTCGCAGTTGGAATAAATGGAATTATCACATTACTGCAAACTTTCGGATTAACAAGTAAAATCGCAGCGGCAGGACAATGGTTATTAAATGTTGCAATGTCAGCGAATCCAGTTACTATTCTTGCATTAGCAATAGCATTCCTGATAGGATTACTTGTCTATCTGTATTTCAACAATGAGCAAGTACGGAATGCTGTAAATAACCTTGGTGCAACATTTGTTGCAATTGGTCAAATCATTTACACCACAGTTGCAAATCTGGTTGCATGGATCATATCCGGTTTGCAACAAGTATGGACTTACATCACAACACTTGGTGGTTTGTTACCTGCAAATGTTGAATTGACTGGAAATCAGATAGTTGATACTATTATTAGGGTTTTGGCTTTTATTGCTACAATGCCGATTCAATTAGGTATGATTTTTATTAATATCATTGCAAGAGCATTAGGATTCGGAAACAATTTCAGTCAAAGAATGATTAATGGTGCAATGAATGCAGTTAATGGTTTCATTTCATGGATAAGTTCATTACCTGGTCGATTAGCAGGAGAGTTAAATAAAATGTTGCAAATGGCATCTGATTTCGCAATGAGAATTGCAAACATTCTGACTGGTGGTGCTGCGGGAATGGTTATTGGTTGGATTACTGGTTCTGGTGAGCATTCACCGGGTTATATGTATGATGCTTTTGAAGGTGAATTAAAGGCCATGGAAGATGCACCAAGAAGATTTAATTTTGATATGGGTTCTGTTGCTCGTAAGATGGTTAATAGTTTTGGAAATCCAACATTTGATTTCAACACTGCTAATGATAGTGTTACTGGTTCTAATGATAATGGTCAAGGCACAATTGTTAATTTAACTTTAAATGTTGGTAGTGTGGATAAAAGGGAAAGAGTTGATGAAATCATTGGTGTTGTCCGTGATTATTTCATGTGGAATAATACAACTGCCGGAAGGAGTGTGTAGATTATGGGTTATTTTAAGTTATTGCCTAAAAGTCAGATGATTAATAATGATGCTAATTATGCAGTAGACTTGAAAGTCATTACTGATAATGGTTTTAATGTGCAACCGGATTTAAATATCACGGTTACTGATTTAAATCGTGATGTTAATTCCACTTTACTGTATAAACATTTTTTCAACAATGGTTCAACTGGTATTACTTTTGAAATTGAAGTTATCATAAATCGTAATGATTTATGGAATAATGAACCGGTTACAAGTTTATTAAATCTTTGGATTACTAATATGGAACCTTTATGGGTTGTTACTGATGCGATTGATATTCCTGATGATACTTATGTGGTTATTGATAATGATTCTCGTCAGCAGAAATTTAATCAGAATACTGTTTGGAAATTGAAGTTTATGACTTATAATCCATTGACTCTTTATAAGTATAAGAATACTAATACTAATGTTTTAAAAGCATTAAAGAAGTTTGAAACTGCTAAATTACATTCAACTCCATCATGGAAGTTAAGTCAATGTAAAACAAAAAATCTGAAATATAAATTGAAAAACAAATGTGTTGGTTATCTGAATACTGTCTTGTCAAGTAAAGGATACTTATCTAAAAAGAAATACAAGGCAATGATTAAAAAGAAAAAAGACACCACATTCACAAAGGACACAACTAAGGCAGTTAGGAATTTTCAAAAGGCATATAATAAGAAAAAACCTAAAAAGAAACTCAAAGTAACTGGTAAAATTAATAGTGCAACTTTAAAAGCATTATGCAAATAATGGAGGAGTGTATGTTATGGTTTTAACAAAAACAGTTGAAAAAACATATTACAATGCCAACCTTGTGCAGAACCAGTCTTATATCCTTATTTGTAGAATGATAAATGCAAATGCATTAAACTTAACCAAAGATGCAATAACTAATATGGAGAATATTCATTGGAGTAAATATCAGATAAAAGAAACTGATATGCGACAAAAAACTGCGACATTCACCAGTCCACAATATCTTGACCTGACAACCGGTGTTTTCTGTGTAATGATTATTTCACCTTATCATGAAAACTTTGGTGGTTTAATACTTAAATCAACTTATGATGAGAATACTGGTTTATATGAATATCAATGTCAAGATTGGTCTCGTAAATATCAAGGTAAATTTGAATTAGTAAAAGATGCTAAATCAACATTTTACCAATTACTAATTTTTCTAATGACTGGTGGAGCAGTACCCATTAAAAAAGCAAGTAATAAAACCCGTAAAAACCCAGCATATAAAAATACATTATCCGGTCTGAAACCCGCAGAAATGTATGACCAATCATACTGGAATAATGGAATAAAAGGCAATGTAATGAAAAACACCAGTAAACTAATTATCCGTAACACAACATATATTGAAGCTATACGGAGCATTATATTCGGAAGTGGGCATTATATTGATGTATATTTCGACCAGTACGGAGTATTACATATAGAACCATTCAGTAAACAAGATTGGTTAAGTGGTGGATTATACTTGACAACTGCTGAGGTTGCAAATCGGAAATTCACTTTTGACACAACCAACATTATAACCGGTGTGCAAGTAAACAGTAATGATGATCTAAAAGTAAATAAATTTTATTCAAGTGAATCATTGTTAAAATTAGATTTATCTGCATTTTTTGGAGATATATCAACAAGCATCAACAATCCAAATGAAAAAACTACTGTTAAGAAAATTGTTAAAACAAAAACAAAAACAGTCGGAAAAGAAGGGTCAGGCATTCATGTATATATGAATACAGACAGTATCCGGAATAACTCTGCGGATAAAAAACTCATGAATGACATTGCCAAACTCCTCAGGAAAAGAGGATATAAGGTAACTGTTGGTGGTGTAGGACCGGGAACTCATTATTATGATATTACAAAAGTAAAAAAGAACGGTATTTATTTCACATTATACGGTGGATTATGTGCATGTACATTACGGGAACAATGTTATAGCAGTCATTATCATAACATCTTGAAAAAACGGAATGCTCGCATGGTGGTTGGACATTTAGAAAGACCAGGTGGTGCTAAACTAAATGATAAATTAACATGGTTAGTTCGTGCTTGGGACGATACCGCATGCCCATCAAGTTTCAGAGGTTGGAGCAATCCTCGTAAAAAACTATTAAATGCAGGTATTGGTATTGCTAATGGTAAGAATGCAAAAGAAATTGCAGCTCGTTTTCCGGGTTTCAAAAAGAATAATCCTGCTGAAAAAACAAAGACCACAACTAAAACTGTTGTTTCAACTAATGTTGCAAATAATGTTGCTTTGGAAAAATCAAAAGCAATGAATGAGATTCAAGATAGTGTCCGTGATTTACTGAAATTAAGCATT